CCATTGCTGGAGGAAGATGCGAGACATACTCATCTCCGTGTTCGACATAACCTGCAAAATCGATGCAGGCAGCCAGAAATGAAAATGGCTTGTCGGCTTGTTGCCAAATCTGGCGCGTAAGCCCTGGCTTTTTACCTATGAGGTAAAGAGCTCTTTGGTTGGCGTTTACCCAAGCAATCCGATCATCTAGGGACTTCTTGCTTATTTTTTCGAAATCACCTGTATTTGCCAGATTTACGCAAAGCCAATAAGCGCCAGTTTTGCCTAATGGCTTACCGCGCGCAAATTGAAACAAAGCTCTAATATGGTCAGCTCTTTGATGATTGAATGTGGGTATCGGATAAAGACGTCCTCTAAAATCTAGGTTGTGAGGCAGATAAAACTTCTCGTGCTTAGCTAATTCATTCGCCAAGTTGAGATCTGTTGCCATATTGACGACATCGGCGTCAAAAGCCCTGTTTCTTAGGATGATCTTTTCTTTTGTCTTTTTGACATGTTTCCGCTGCTTTGTGTCTAGCTCGTCCCAATTATTTGTTTTGCCTGGGACCTTGAGTTTAGCTTTTCTCGGAAACTTGCCAATAATGTCACCACGTTCCCATGCAGCAATTACTTGTTTGAGCACAGGTGTGTTGATCGCAAAAGGAGTTGACTGAACCGCATTCAAAGCTCTCGTTATCCGGTCCATTGAACCAGACTTAAATGCAGCGTCAATCAGCTCCTTTTGCTGTTTGTTAGCGCGTCGTACTAGAGGTACAAGACTAGCTAATTTCTTGTCGTAGTAGCAGCCAGTATGGAACGACGTCCATGGCCTAGGCTCTGAGAGCATTGGCTTAAACACTGGCGACATCCACTGTATTTGATCTGTGAGTTCATCTACTAGCTTTCGACCAACCTCAGTTAAGCCAAGATTTTTGACGAAGAACTTCTTCTTTGGCCTGTCATATACTTCAAATAGACCAGAGCCTACCATGACGCAGTTAAGTACTGCTTGACCTACATTTACAAGTTGTTCAGTCGTCCATCTGTCAACACCAAGACCTTCTCGGCTTGCCACTGCTGACATAGCTTTTAATCTGTGACGAGGTGAATTGTGATTTCTCTTGGCCATCTCAAACAACCTCTTAAACAACTTAGGGTTGTCTTCTTCAAAATTCTTAGCCCATAGCTCGACACAAATCTGCTTACCAATGTTAGTGCAGATGTTAGTGACGTCCGTATATTGACCAACACCAATAAAGGCATAGTTCAACCCTATATAGGCAGTTGTGTCATTTGAGAGGTTGTCTAGCGCATAAAACCAAAATGGTCTGCTTGTAGTGCGGCTTACCATCTCCAGTTCTTTTGCAATAGCATTAGAGACCAAAGGTAGTGCACCCTTAACAAGCTTAGTGTCTACAGTCCCTAATATGCCAGTTTTAGATAATTGTTCTTCTTGATTTGCGAATCTTGCGATTCCCTCTTCAAGCATATTTGTCTCAAGTAGAGAATTCATAGCACCTCCATAAGCACACTAATCTGCTTTAGTGCGGCTTCTTAAAGCCTTGACTTTTGTGCGATGATATGAGTGTGTTCTTGTTTTGTTCTAATTTAGCAAAATTGCTTTATTAGTGTCAAGATCACAACAAAATTAAGCAGCTTTTAGCCACCATTTAGGCGTTTCCGAGGCACGTTTCCATGACGCAAAATAGGCCTTTTCTGCTTTGTAATATGCTCTGTAAGCAGAAACAGTGTGGCGCTTTTTGTATTCGTCAGGCATGCACTTAGGCGGCCATGTAAACTTTATGTCTGGTATATTTTGCGGGGGTTTAGCGAGGGCATCGGCAATGCCCCAGTATTTGTGTGTTGTTCCATAGCGGTGCTGTTGCTCTTTCAAGAGCGCAACAAAAAGACCATAGGCCCACAGGTACTGTGCTGACCCTGAGCGCACCCATTTTGTAGAAGGGTGATTAATGTGTGCTATGTTGCACAGAGAGTGCTTGTCAGCATAATCAGAGCCGTCCAGCACGCGGTGAGCGGTAGAGAGCATCTGTGCAGTTTCTAAGATCATTTTGACAACATGTTTGTCGCAATGCATCTTTGCCGCTTTATTGAAATCAGAGTGTAAGAAAAATACGTTCATTCCGTCTCCTTGGTTTGTCAAACGACAAAAAAGTAAGACAACAAAAAGACACTCGTGATTGCAGCTGGATAGAGCACCAGACTACGAATCTGGGGGTCGGGAGTTCGAATCTTCCCGAGCGCGCCATTTCCTTAGCAATCACGAGCCTTTTTTGTTGTTAGGAATTAACTGCATCCAGCAGATCTTGGTCATCAATATGAGCATAACGAAGTGTTGTGCTAATGTTTGAGTGACCTAGCATGCGCTGAACCATCGCGATGTTCTTTGTTTTCTTTAACATACGCGTAGCAGTTGTGTGCCTTAAAGTGTGCAGCACAAATTGTGTGTCTTTTGACAAGCCAACTTGATCTCGGACCTTGGCCCAAAACCTATGAACTTGATGGTCTTTTATTTCAAAAGGCACGTGTTTTAACAGTAGCTCTTTGGCTCTAGGTGTTAGTGGAACAGATCGAGCTTTGCCGTTCTTTGTTTTCCACAGGCGCACCCAATCACCATCGATGTTTTCAGGCTTTAAACCTAACACCTCACCACGACGCATACCTGTATCTATGAGTATGCGCGTAAGTGCTGACATTTCTTCTCTATGTTTTCTTGCTATCAAGTAGTCTGCTGTTTCGATAGCCGCAAATACCTTCTGTTCTTCATCAGGCGACAACCAGCGAACGCGGTGCGGCGCAGGTGTCTTGCGTGAAAAATGTGGAAGCTTGTCAATGTAATCACGCTGTTTAGCATAACGTAGAAGAGTGCAAAGCACACTGATGTTGTGGTTTATTGATGAAGGACTCATGAGAGTGCCTCGATGTGTGACTACCTTCTCTAAGCCTTCGATATATAGATCAACCATCTTTGTATCGATGTCTTTGATCTTTGGGTCGTTGAGTATTTCAACGCATCGTCTTGCTTGAGAATGGAAGGTGTCACAACCTTCTTTATCTTTCCACAACTTCATGCCACCTTCAGCAAGAAGCTCACTTAGTTTCATTATTACCTCCATTGAAAAAACACCGGTCCGTGATTGGACCAGTGCATTAGATGGTAAAATTTGCGTCTGAACTTATTATTGGTATTCACCTGTTCGGATTTGCTCTGCAAGCTCTTTCGCGCGCTCGCCAACTTGAGTGGACCAACGACTGTCTAGCAGCTCTGCTGCCGCAGTGTCGAAGTCCGATTGTTTTAGCGCTTCCATTGCGTTTTCGAACTTGAGTGCTGTCCCTATGCCGACGTTGAAAACAAAGTTCATCAGGGCGTCGTAACGTGCAGGATCCAGCATTTCTGCCCATGGCATCAGTTTTTCTATTTGCAAGTCTACTCGGGCTAGATCGTTCATTAACAGAAACCTTGCTTCGTCTTCTGTAATGCCGACATCTTCCAAATTTCTTCCAACTCCGATCGTTAATTTGCCTGATGTGCATCTATAGGGCTTTAGCTCCATACCTTCATGTTTTGTAATCTGCGCAATTAGTTTGTCGTTTGTCATTTAGACACACCTTTGATCTTTTCTGCGGTGCGAAGACCTCCTAAGCCTAGCATCCCAAGAAGAACAGTCATCAGGCTGTCCATATCAAAAACAGGTAAAGCAGGAATCTCTATGCCTGCGTACGAGCATATGAACATAGTCATTGGCGCAACCATGAAGTGCCATGCCATAGCTGAAGCAAGGCACCAACCAAGAAATGGGCGCCATCCTGCAACGAATAAAGATCGGTGTTGAGCTTCTGCTTTATTGATTTCTAATTGTCCTTTAGCAAGTTCATGCGCGTGCCGCTCGGACATTGTTGCAATCTCATGAGCAAGTTTTGCTCGCTCGTCTGCGTCTGGAATAAATTTATCAAGCATCCCAGCTATGGGACCTATAAGCGCTTGTATCATATCGCTAGCTTTCCTTTTAATTGCTTGCATTTGAACGCCACAGCCTTATGGCCTGGCAAAGTGTTAATGTCCTTTGCCATCTCTATGCTACGTTCAACGCATCGCTGCTCTGTCACGTATGGACCACGAGTATCTGAAGCTTCAAAGCAGGCGTTTGGCGTGCCCATAAGGCAAACCATTATCCATGCTTCAAACATTATTTTACTTCCTTATTGATCCATATAGCGAATGCACCGCTTGCGCAGCCGGTCACAATAGACACAAGACCTGCTTGTGCAGCACTTGGATCGGGTATTGTCATGAACCACTCAACAACGCGCCAAGTAAGCACAGTAAAAGTGAACATCATAAACCTAGGCAAAATAGCCCATTTATTGAGAGTTTCAGGTGTCATGCTATAGGCCCTTCAAAAACATGACCCACTTGAACATGCCAAAAACAGCTCCGCAAAAAAGCAAAAAGCCAAGCCCACATGCTACCCAAGTGAGTATCTTCTCTCTCCTTGCTGTAGCTTCGGCTTGGCGCTGCTGTCGTTCTTTTCTTGCCTCGACCTGAAACTTGATCCAGTCGTTCCATAAGCCTGGACGACCGGAATATATCATTAGTGTTTTTAGCTCTTCTTCTTTTTGGTTTATGGCTTCAAGAGCCAAAAACTCTTCAAGATCATTTTCTTTAGCGGGATCATGAAACAACGAGCGTTTGCGTTTTTCGCTTTTTTTCTTAAGCTCGTCTTTTGCATTAACAAAATTAGCAATGGCCTTGCCAGCTTTTACTAAGTCCCCTGAATTTTGTACGGCGGTCTTGATAACGCCGAAAGCTGCGTTAGCGGCGGCGAGTTCAGCTAAAATAACTGCCTCCCTAATATATGGTGACAGCTCCCCTTTTGATTAGTTTTGGTACACAGTACGCTGTTATTTTGTCGCGCGAGTCTAATAGATCTGTGTAATTGTAATTGCCGTATCTTTTTGAAACTTGTGAAGCAAAGAAATTACATCGTTCTATACTAGCAAAGTACATATCTCCGCTTGCTAAAAATCTTGTGTCGCCTGCACCCAAGTAAACAAGCAACAAAAATACATGCTGCATTTACATCTTCATTAACATGGACGCTGCAAGACCAACGATGATTACCGTTGACCCCATAATCATGGCTTCAAGACGCCACATGCGTTTATCAAGCGCATCAAGTTTATCTTGGACTGCTGCATAGCGTATGGCGCACTCTCTCTCGTGAGCATCAAGTTGAGACTGCGTATCCATCATTTATGCAGCCCAGCTTGCTGGTACTGCCTGACGCATTGGCGGGTTGGCAAGTTCAGCCATACGCTCATCGAGCATAGTCTGCATCTCAGCTTCAGTCTTAGCCAAGCTTTCAAGCGTCTTGGCCTTGGCCCAGTCTGGTGTGATGTCATCGAAAGCAACATAATCAGGGTCATCAGCTTCTGGCGTTGTAAGGCCAGCGGTGCCGTATGCCGATACAGACAGCGCATTGCCTTCAGCATCAACAACGCTATCGCTAACAGCAGTCAGCCGCCAGTGGATAGTCTGGATGCAGTCTGCGTGACCGTTCTGGTCGTGGTTACAGACATCGAAATTAAATGCCCAGCTATAAGTGTTAGCCATTTTCTACTCCGCGTAAGGGTTATTTCCACAGCATGAAGGCCACGCCGCTTTGAGTTCATCAATTGTTGTTGCGCTGTCACCAGCAGTAGGCGCATCACGCAGGGCTTGCTTGTCAGCCACAATCTGTGTTGTGTCTGCGCTTGCTTCGAGTGCCTTCATGTAGTCAGCGTCCAGAGCCTCAAGCAATGGTCCACGCATCTCACGAATTTTTGCGGCAAAGATTTCTTTTGCCTTCGCCAAGTCCTCAGAGATGACTGAGCCATCCAGTACCCAAGCATCACGAAAGTTACGGTCAGATGGAACGGTTGCAGTTGACGCATCAATCTGATTACCGTCCTTGTCCACGATATAAGTTGTTACAGCCATAGTTGTCTCC